CTGAGGAGGAGATGCCGTGAGCTGGAAGGAACACGCCGCGTGTAGGCCGTCACCCCACTGGACGTCCGATGAGCCGCCACAGGGGCATATAGAGGCCCGTTTGGCGGCGATCTGCGCTAGTTGCCCTGTGCGTCGGGAGTGCGCGGCGTACGCGGTTGATAGCAGGGCTGAAAGCGGCACCTATGCCGGAGTGTGGTTGCCGACGCGTCAGCCTGGCGCTCGGCGCCAGGTTGGATGGGAACGGGCGCGACGGAAGCTCAGCATGATCGCCAGAGGGGATGAGGTGGCATGAATAGGGCTGAAAGCCCCCCATATCCTGACATCGGTCAGCCATGCGGCGGATTTGACTGTGACGGAAGCACCGACCTATGCGTGGATTGCGACCGGGAACTCGGTGAGTTGCGCAAATGTAATGGAGCCTGGCCGTCATGATCAACTGCAGCGTTTGTCACCGCAAGAGCCAGCTCCACCTATGCACCGACTGCTCAAACCAGCTACGCGAAATGCTCACCGGCCTCGCCGTCGGCTTCCCGTTGGATAACGGTAAACGTTCCCGGCCGTGGTTGCAGTGCCTTGAGGATGCGGCGTTGGGCGACACACGGCTCGGCGAATCGGCGCGCCGTTCAACAGACAGAACCACTCCGCTGCCGTTCGGTGAAACAGCAAGCCAAATACTCACCAACACCCATACCAGGCTTGCCACATGGTTCCAAACAATCAACGTCAAGAATGGAGTACACACGTGAACCTCCCACAAGTTAAGCGAGTAGAGGTAATTGACCACCGACCCCCGCATCAATCTGATGCGATTGACCAACCTCGTGGACGAGTACTCAGCCTGCTAGATGTAAACGATGTAGAGCTATCCATCCAAGATGATGGGCTCACGTTGAAGATATTCGTTGGGTAGAACCTGAACAATGTATGTCTGGATTATCCACGACCCAAACGGGGCAGTACTCAGCGTGCATGGCTCCCAAGAGTCTGCCGACCAGTGGCGGTCTATACGCGGCCTGGATACGAATTGGGTTATCCAAAGGTGGGACGTAAGAAGATGAGTAAATGTTCCGCCGCTACCAACATCGCATTATGGCTCGCCGACAACACCGCAACTATCGCCCGCCACGAAAACGCAGGTGACTGTTTCCGCGACATCAAAGACATAATCGTTACCATCGAACGCGTCATAAACCGCCCATTCCCTGACCGAGTCCTCGGTCCGTGCCCCGCCATCATCGAAAACGAACATCGCTGCGGAAACGCACTCACCGCCCCCCGCGATGCCAACGAAGTGACTTGCCGAGCCTGCAAAACAGTTCACGACATCGACGAAATCACTCAACGACTCTGGTCAGAGGTCAACGAGTGGCTTCTTACGCCTCAAGAGATTCACATGGTTATGGAGTATTTCGGTGAACCGGTTCCGGCTAGCACAATCCGCCGCTGGAAACATGAAGGTAAACTTCAGGTTCGCGGTTGGCGTGACGGGAAACCGCGCTACTGGGCTGGCGACGTCAGAACCCTACGAAACACCAAACCTGCTAAGCGAATGACAGCGGTGTAACTCATGTGGTATTTTTGAACGCGATACCTGGACTGACTAACCATGCCCAGAATCGGAATCAAGCCCTTAAAACCTCGGCGACCGCTGGAACGGCCCCGAGGAGTGGCCGACTAATCAGGAGTCGACATTGTCAAAGTCTACCGCCCGGGCACCTTTCAAGAGCCACGGCAGCAGGTACGCGCCACCCGATGCCATCTGTAAATCCCGAGAATGCTTATGGCGCGATTGCCGCGAGCCGCAATTTCTTGAGCTTCAGGTATGCCGGTTCCACGCACTGATCGTCCACAAGCGCGTGAATGACATATTGAGTCCAGCGCCGCGGGCCGACAAACTACCGGAACGGCCAGAGTTCGTCTACTACCTCATGCTGAGGCCATCCGCGCTGAAGATCGGCATGATAACGTGCCTAATTCAGCGGATCAACAGTTTACGCACAGACCTGCAATACGTCGTCGCGCTCGAAGTGGGCGGCCGTGAACTAGAACGCCAGCGCCACAAACAATTCGCTGCCGAGCGATTTGGTAGACGTGAGGATTTCCATGTTTCGGAACGCCTCAAAGCGCATATCAAAGCGTTGCAGCCTCAGCGAGACGAACTCATCAGTCGTGCTACGAGTTAGAAAGGCTCGGCCAATGCCCACACACGCAGCCCCTCCCGTAGCACCTATCGCGAAACTTGAAGTCAAAGCCTGTCTAGATCTCGCCTCGGCTATGGAGCTGGCTGATGACATGCAGGCCATTATCAAGGATGCCGTCATGAAAGCTATTCGCGACGGTTTACGCGAAGCTGCTGACCAGATCGCGGCCAAATGATCGCTCAACACGTCGACTGCTGCGACCGCGCCGATTTGCACTACCACGTAAATGAGCTTATGGCGTTGTTAGCTGCAGAACGCGCCGAGCGATACGCAGCTTTGGTTTCCGAATTCGGCGAGGCTGACACTAACGCAATGCTCATGTTCCCGTGGACACCATCAGTCCAGAAAGAGCCCAAAGCCCTGAAATGACCCAGCTTGACGACATCCGAAACTGGGAAACCACCTTCACAGCCCAACCGGACACCGACAACAATCCAGCATTAGCGGCCGCTGTCGGCTTCATCGTCCGTGGCCTGACCGGTCAACTCACCAACAGCGCCACCGACAAAGACGGCAACCCGGTCATGATCGCCGCGTTCCGTACGGCTGGTCTACCTGCGGAGATGGCGGAAAGCGTCAACACTGCGGCTACCATTCTCGCTGAGTCCATCGTTAAAGCGATGGCCGCTGAGCTTGTGTTCGTATCCAACAGTGAGCACGCTCAACTTCAGCAGGCCAAGCAAGACGTCGCAGATACGCCTCCTAGGACGATCACGTTCACTTGTCCGCATGATCAGCCGATCGTGACTGTTGCAGGTAACAGGCCCCGGGTACGGCTCAACATGGCCGCGCAAAAATCTTTCGCTGCCGGTGCATCAGATTGCAGTCAATGCGCACCATCCTGACCATCGATGGTCGCACACTGATCGATGACGATCTTGAGCAGTGGCAACAGCGGCCAAACTCGGAATTACAGGAACTTATCAAGCCTGGGCAGAAGCCTCAACCGTGGTTGCAGTCCGCGCTTATCGCCCTAGCGGATGCCGCTATGAATCAATATCCGATTGAGATTCATATCGTCACTAGCAGTACGGGCTGGGCGATCAAGGTGGATGCGCCGCTACCGTGACTGTGCAGGATGCCTGGCACACTCGAGCCGCACGAAGACTCCGGGATCAAGTTATCAGAGAAGAGCCTACGTGTCGGCTACGGCTGGATGGATGCACTGGCCTAAGTACTACGGTCGATCACATCATCGCGAGGTCAAAGCGACCAGATCTTGTGCTTGTGCGTTCCAATTTGCAGGGTGCGTGCGCTAAGTGCAACTACAAGCGTGGCCGCGACCCTATTGAGGAACTCCGGCCAGCTCCTGCGCTGTCGTATTTCCAAACGTGAGTGCCGTGTCTAATAAGCTCGGTGGCCAATACCCCCTCCATGCTCCGATACCTAGGGGGGGTATACCTTGATCGGGGTGCTCGGGGAGGTGTCCAAAGCTATACCCCCCCAGGGTATAGTTGATGCCCCCAGGGGTATATATTTGAGGGCTCTGATCAAGATCAAATTATATTGGAGCAGGTGCCAGCCCTAGCGCATCGTCGCAGGTCAAGGCATGTTTTTTTATTTGACATCCACTGCGCGACGCGCGGTCGCCGCCTCGCGAAGCGTACAATTCTGGCCAAACCAGCGATCTGGCGTCCAAGCGGCGTGTTTTCGGGGAGGGTATACGGTCAATCGGGTGGGCCAACACGAGATGCTAGACATACCCCTACCCATTGGCAATATCAATCCACTAGGCCAAGGGCTAAACCCGCCCTCTGCCTTTTGTGTCTAATAAGGTGGCGTGAATAATGGCAGGACGAGGCCCAGCGCCGAAGGATCGCGCCGAGTTGCGGCGCCGTAACATCCTCGAGCCGATGACGGTGGTCAGCGTGGACGGCAAAGTGTACGGCCCCGAATTGCCCGACACTCATGATTGGCCGAAGGCTACTTTGGCGTGGTGGGAGATTTGGCGGAAGTGTGCGCAGGCGTCGACGTTCACCGAGACGGATTGGGCGTTTTTGTTGGATACTGCTGTGTTGCATGCTGATTTTTGGTTGGGTAATCGGTCTGTGGCTGCGGAGTTGCGGTTGCGGGCGGCGAAGTTTGGTGCGACGCCGGAGGATCGGGCGCGGTTGAAGTTGCAGGTTGGTAATCCGCCTGCGGTGGCGTCTCCTGGCCGGTTGGAGCCGAAGGGGTCGCAGGAGCGGCGTGAGCGGCTGTTGAAGGCAGTGGGGGATGGCCGAAGCGAAACCTGAGTTCCGGTCGCTGGGGCTTTATGCGATCGCGTGGATTGAACAGTTTTTGCTTCATGGCCCTGGCGATGTTCAGGGGCAGCGGATCGAGTTGGATGATGAGTTCGCTGCGTTTCTGTTGAAGGCTTACGAGCTCGATAAGGATGGTGGCCGTAAGGTTCGGCGTGCGTTTCTGTCGCGGCCGAAGGGCCGGAATAAGTCGGGTTTCGCCGCGATGATCGAGTGTTTTGAGGCGTTGGGGGAATGCCGTTTTGATCATTGGGCGGAGCCGGGTGAGGTGTCGGACTGGGGTTACAGTTTTGAGCCTGGTGAGCCGGTTGGTCGGCCGTTGACGTATGTGGAGATTTTGAACGTCGCGACGGAGGAGGGCCAGGCGGGGAATACGTATGACGCGGTGTATTACATGTTGCATCCGGATACGTGTTCGGCTGAGTTGTTGGATCGGTTCGGGAAGATCGATGCGGGTTTGACGCGGACTAATCTGCCGGATTCTCGTGGGTCTGTTGAGCCTGCTACTGCGTCGAATGAGTCTAAAGATGGTGGGAAGTCTACTTTCATTGTGGCTGATGAGTCGCATTTGTGGGTTGCACCGGCCACGGGTGTCTTCAAGTTGGGGAAGATGCATCAAACGATGGTGCGGAATTTGCTGAAGCGTAAGTTGGCGTCGGGTTGGATGTTGGAGACGTCGACGATGTATGCCGAGGGTGAGAATTCGGTGGCTGAGTCTACTCACGCGTATGCGAAGTCTTCTAATGCGGGGAAGTTGCTGTTTGATCATCGGCAGGCGTCTGAGCATTGGGATTTGGATAAGCGCCCGGAGCGGATTAAAGCTTTGCGTGAGGCTTATGGGCCTGCGGCTGGGTGGATGGATTTGGATGCGATTGCTGATTATTGGGATGATCCGCAGGCGTCGCATTCGGAGTTTCGGCGGTTTTGGCTGAATCAGCCGGTGCCGTTGGTGGACCCGGTGAAGATCGATGTGCGGCGTTGGGCTTCGGCCCCGTTGTTGGATCGTAGCGTTGAGGCTCCGTCGCGGACTGTGTTGGTGGTGGATGTGACGCCGGATCGGCGTTGGGCTGCGATCGGTGTTGCTGGCGAGGTTGGCGACGGTAAGACGTTGGTGATGTGTGATTCGCGGCCTGGTATGGATTGGGTTGCCGATCAGGTGATTGCGTTGACGCAGACGCGTGATGTTGCGGAGGTGGCGTTGACTCCGGGGCAGACGAAAGCGTTGTATCCGGATTTGACGCGCGCGGGTGTTGAGTTTGAGAAGTTGTCGGCTCCGGATATGGGCGGGGCTTGTGCGGCGTTTCAGGAGGCGGTAAACGCTGCCACGGTTGTGCATGTGGGGCAACCGGAGCTCGATACCGCTGTGGGGCGTGCGCGGACGCGTTTTACTGGCCAGTCTGAGCAGTGGGACCGTGAGCGTGAGGTCGGCGGCCATAACGATAGTCCGCTGGTTGCGTGTAGTGCCGCTTTTTATCGATGGGGTTTGCAAGAGGCTCCCCTTCCAACGATTTATTGCAGGAGGTGAGTGTTGGCGTTTTGGAACAGGCGAACTGGTCAGCCTAATTCTGCTGGTGAGACGCCGAACTCAAATCCTTCCGGCGACGTTGGCCCCGGTCAGGCGACCGGTGATCCTGATGGGGTGCAGATCGTTGGTGAGCGCTCCTGGGGCGGCCCGTTGCCGTTTTTGTCGCCGTCTCCGTGGGCGGGTTATCCGTCTGAGTGGTCGACACCTCAATGGGCGGAGGGTCCTGGTGCCAGTCATTTGGGGTTGCAGAGGCTGATTGATACTGCTTGGGCGTGTATTGATCTGAATGCGAGCGTTTTGTCTAGTTTTCCGGCGTATCGGCTGAGAAACGGGCAGATTATGCCGCCTCCGACGTATTTGATCAATCCTGATGATTCGGTTTACACGTCGTGGGCGGAGTTCGCTAAGCAACTGTTCTGGGATTACCAGCTCGGCGAGGCGTTTGTGCTGCCGATGGTGAATGGTGCGGATGGCTATCCGGCTCGGTTCCGGGTGATTCCGCCGTGGCTGATGAACTGCGAGCTTATCGGTGGCCGCCGCGAGTACCGTCTTGGCGGTTTGGATGTTACTGAGGAGATTTTGCATATCCGCAATATCAGTAGTACGGCGGATGCTCATGGTCATGGTCCGCTTGAGGCTGGCGGGGCGCGGATGACGACGGCGGCGCTGTTGCAGCGCTACGCGCATAACCTCGCGGAAACCGGCGGTGTTCCTGATTATTGGTTGAACGTTCCTGGCCGGAAAGTGACCCAGGCCGAAGCTAATGATCTGATTGATCAGTGGGTGGAGTCGCGGCAGCGGCGTATTGGTGGGCCTGCGTTGACGTCTGGTGGCGTGACGGTGGAACAGTCGCAGTCGATGAGCGCTAAAGATTTGACGTTGTTGGAGTTGTCGCAGTTCTCTGAATCGCGGATCGCGGTGTTGCTTGGTGTGCCTCCGTTCCTTGTGGGGTTGCCGATGGCGCAGGGTGAACAGTTCACCTATGCGAACGCGACCCAATTGTTTGATCATCATGAGCGGGCTGGGTTGCGGCCGAAGTCTAATGCTGTGATGAAGGCTTTGTCTGGGTGGTTGTTGCCGCGTGGGCAGTCTGTGGAGCTCAATGGGGATGAGTATTCGCGCCCTGATTTGCTTGAGCGGGCGCAGGCGTATCAGATTCTTCAGCAGATGGGTGCTTTGTCGGTGCCTGAAATTCGCGCTATGGAACGGTTCGACGGTATTCCGTCGGCAGC